TACTGGGAAAATGCTCTAAGTTTTCCAGAGTACCTTGTTCAATTCATTGAAGAAGTAGACTCTGATGAATTGTCTTATGACAGAATTTCTAAGTGGAACAATTGGGTTGCAAGTAATGATGAGTCTATTATTTATGGAGCAACAAAAAATATAGTTCCATCTAATTTAAAACAAAGTACTGGCTCAGATGCTACAGATAAAAAAACATTGTATATTAGCAACAGCTTTTTGATGGCATTTGAAATGTGCTCAGATAGATATCTGAGTGGTCATGGTCTAGATAAAAATAATTATAACTTACAGCTAGATCAAGTTCCTATTAAAAAATGGAATCAAGGACAGTGGATGGGCCCTCATTTTGATGGACAAGATGGCGATACATCGCTTGCGTTTTCTCTTGTTGCATATATAAATGATGATTACGAAGGTGGAGAAATTCATTTCCCAAATCAAAATATTACTATAAAGCCAAAAGCTGGTAGCATGATAATGTTCCCTTCACAGCTTCCATATTTACATGAGGTAAAACCTATCATTTCTGGCACTAGATATATGAGTCCATCTCACGTATATATTAAGTAAATTGGTGGTATAATAAAAAAATGAGCACAACAGGTAAAGGGTTTAGATATCCGCAATACACAGATACTCCAGATGTTCCTAGAGACTTGGGCTATCTTGCTGCCGACGTAGATGCCTACTTGGATGATCATCCAGGCCCACAGGGGCCTTCAGGCACCTTATCAATAGGCTCTGTAACAACTGTTAGCGCATCAACTCCAGCATCAGTAGTAAATGTTGGAACCCCAGAAGCAGCAATACTAAACCTAACATTACCTAGAGGAGTAGATGGAATAATTGGAGGCCCAGGACCATCTAATATTCTTTCCATTGGAACAGTCGAAGAAGGTGTATCTGCAGCTGCTACAATAACTGGAACTAGCCCATCTCAAACCCTTAACCTTGTTTTGCCACAGGGACCAGAAGGGCCACAAGGCCCACAAGGAATTCCTGGACCAACTACGCTAGCAATTGGAACAACAACAACTGGCGCAGCTGGAACAAATGCATCTGTTACAAATACTGGAACATCAACTAACGCAGTATTTGCATTTACAATTCCAAGAGGTAACACAGGATTAACAGGACCACAGGGTCCACAAGGAATTCCTGGATCAAGTGCAACCATTGATCCAATTCCAACAACAATATCTTTAAATATTCCTACAACATCTGGTTACGGAGTAAATTCAAACTGGTATCCATTAGCAAACAACTTATTTTCAATAGGTCAGCCTATAGATGCAGGTGCTGGAGTAACATCAAATAGATTTTGGAAAACAATATACTCTAACACTGGAACAATAAATACTTCTGATGAAAGACTAAAAACAAGCATTCTTTCTTCCGACCTAGGACTAGATTTTATAAACAATTTAAATCCAGTAAAATATAAATTTATTGAGGGCGGCAAAGAAGTAGTTGATGGAGATATAGTTTCAGTTCCTGGAACAAGAATTCATTATGGACTTATAGCTCAGCAAGTAAAAGAAGCCTTAGATGAATCTGGAGTAGAAGATTTTGCAGGCTGGGTAAAGATTGACATGTCAGAAGAAGATTCGATGCAAGGATTGAGATACGATCAGTTTATATCACCACTCATTAAAGCAGTACAAGAGCTTACAGCGAGAGTTAAAGCACTAGAAGAGGTTTAAGACATGTCATATAAATACAATGTCTTAAACGATAACCCACTTGCGTTTTACTTGCTAGATGAAGTTCGTTCTGGAGAAGCTGGAGTATACAGTAACTTAACAACACTATATGCAACTTATCAGGATTTGAAGGATAATGGTGTTTCGTATGCGGCTGTTAGCGGTCTTCCAATAATTGATTACTCTGGTAATGGCATGGAAGGGTATGCAATTAATACTTCCGACATGGAAGTTTTGCCTATCATAGGCGCGGGCGTAAGAGGAACTGAAATTAATGAAGATACACAGATAAGCTTAAAAGCATTAGGAGTTGCAAACAATAAAAACCCAGACGGAGCATTTTCATTTGAAATATGGTTTAGTCCAGATAGATCTGACTCAGAAGAATACCTAATATTAGGGGATGCCTTAAATTCAATAGGCCTATTTTATAGCAATGAAAATGTTATTTTTAAATGCAATGAGTCAGAAAGCGTATGGCACAAAATTACAAAAAATAAAGTCATTCATGCCGTAGGAGTGTTTTCAAAAGACAAAATTTCTTTATACGTAAATGGAGAAATAGTATCAGATAAGTTTGTTACCCCAGGGTTTAAGTTTACAAATGAAAGCCTAAACTTAGCTATAGGTCCATCCAATACAAATAAAAAATTTATAGTAGACTGTGCAGCAGTCTATGGATATGAGCTCGATGACTCAAAAGTATTAAATCATTACAGGCAGGGATATAAAGAAACAAAGTATTCACAAATAGTATATACAAAAAATGGAATATTGTTCTCATTAAATTTATCTTCAGTTAGACCAGATGTTTCTTATAGATACCCAGGGATAAAATCTCTGGACCAGCTTGCATCTGAAGACGCATATTATAATGCAGAAGAAGGCAGGATAGAGTTTGCTAAAACTGAAACATCAGAAGCAAAATTATTTACCTTCGAAGAAAGACTATACGTCCCAAATCCAGAAAGTATAAACTCATCAAGAATTATATACGGACAAGACGTAGACAATATTTTGATTGAAATAAAGGTACCAGATCAAGATTGGGCGGTGTGCCAAAATAATTCACCACTACCCTACTACAATAAAAATGAAAATCTTAACAGCCCGATATTTGATATAAGAGTTACAATGAGTACAGACGACTCTTCATTTGATCTACCCTATTTTGATAAACTAGAGATTGATATGTATTCGAATAAAGATTTGTATGCAGACAATTCTGGAGCTAGAATATATTCAGATTATGACTATTCAGTAGGTCAATATAATTATCCAGTAAGAATGCAGAATAAGTATAATGGACTATCAATGAATAATGGACACGGATTTTCCGTAGATTTGCCAATAGAGCCAACGACTATTGAAATGTTCTTTACTCCAACAGGCTCACAAAATGTTTTGTTTTCATCAGACTCATCCTATATTAAATGGTCAGCAGATGGCACATTAACAAAAAGCGGGATCGATAAGATATACGTAAATGGAATAGATAGAACATCAGAAACAAATAAGTCGACATTCTTGCTAAATGATATATCTCATCACATTCTTGTAGTATTAGATGACCCAGCCAGCAATATTAAGTTTAATCAAAATCAATTAGACACAGAATATGGTTCTGCAAATACATATACCAATATAGCTTTTTATGAGCAAGCCTTTACATCTTCAGAGGCATTGGATAATTATAGGCTTTATTGCTCAGATACCTCAGTTGTGGTCGAAAATCCAGCTATCGTAATATCTGAAAGCAGCACTGGCTTGGACGAAACTGCCTACTTCATTAGATCATTTGACGATCAAAGCGTATAATTTTAAAAAAAATGTCCTAACACCATACATTTGGATGGACTTTTACTAAGAATAATGGTAAACTATTTAACATATGGACATCTTAAATCAAAAAAGCCAAATAATCGAGGAAACAACTCTCGGAATATACGTATGGGAAATGCCAGACGGACGATGGATTGGCGACGATGACGGTAACTTTCTTTCAATAACTTCTAAAAAGGGAAACCGTGCTAGGATGGCACTGCTAGCAGATGCAGTAAGACACTATGGAATTTATGAGGGACAGCCTAAGTTTTTGTCTGGAAGAAGAAAAATTGACGACGAAGAGTTTGAATACCAAAATCAAAGACTTAAGTGGGGTCTAACACCAGACACCCTTGATATCGGAGAATACAAAGATTCAGTTCTGCGAGGGGGATCAGTAACATGACACAATTTTTAGAAGACGGCCCAGAAGATACATACGAAGTTTCTGTAAAAAACAGCTCAGATCTTTTTTCATTTAAAAAAGAAAAAGAACACGTAGACCCATTTGCAGTAGGTATAGATGAGCTAAAAAAAATAAGAGGCTTGGGAACTAATTTTAAAAGAAAAGTAAACAGAGATTTTGCAAAATCATTTACTGGTAAAGATGGTGCGGCAACACAACAGAACCTTCTTCAGCAAGCGGTAACTGGATATGCTATGTTTGACCTTGTTCAGCCAATATATAATCTAGAGTATTTATCTCAGATTTATGAAGTATCAACATATAACTATGCTGCGATAAATGCAAAGGTTGCAAACATCGTGGGACTTGGATATTCATTCACTGAGACAAGAAAAACTAATGATGCTATAGATGCGATAACAGATACCAAGCAATTAGATAGAGCTAGAAGAAAGCTAAATAAACTAAAGCAAGATCTTCAAGAGTGGCTTGATACCACTAATGATGAAGATACATTTACTGAAACTTTAATAAAGGTTTATACCGATTTGGAAGCTACAGGAAACGGCTATATTGAAATTGGTAGAACAACAGCAGGAGATATCGGATATATCGGACATATCCCAGCAAAGACAATGAGAGTAAGAAGACTTCGTGATGGTTTCATGCAGTTGCTTTATGGCAAGGCTGTATTCTTTAGAAACTTTGGAGACATAGAAACTCCTAATCCAATTGGTGACGTTGAAGATAGACCAAATGAAATTATTCACCTAAAAAAGTACACTCCAATGAACAACTATTATGGAATTCCAGATATTGTTGCTGCACAAATGTCACTGGCTGGTAATGAATTTGCTGGAAGATATAACCTAGATTACTTTGAGAATAAAGCGGTACCAAGATATATTATTACAGTAAAAGGTGCAAAGCTTTCTCCAGAGTCAGAAAGAAAGCTGCTAGAATTTTTCCAGGTTGGACTCAAGGGCAAAAACCATAGATCACTTTATATCCCACTTCCAGCGGATACTCCAGACAATAAAGTTGAATTTAAAATGGAACCAGTTGAGGCTGGCGCTCAAGAATCATCATTTAATATTTATAGACAGTCTAACAGAGATGAAATTCTCTTGGCTCACCGTGTGCCAATTAATAAAATTGGAACTCCAGAGGGAGTAAATTTAGCAGTTGCAAGAGACGCAGACAAAACATTTAAAGAGCAGGTTTGCCGTCCAGCACAAATGAGACTAGAAAAAAGAATTAATGCAATAATTGAAGAAAAGACTGACGCTCTAAAAATTAAATTTGAAGAGCTTACATTGACTGATGAAGATACACAATCTCAGATAGATGAAAGATATCTTAGAATGCAGGTAATTACCCCTAATGAAGTTAGAATTAGAAAGGGTATGATTCCAGTAGATGGCGGAGACGAAATGGTAGATTTAAAGCCACAGCAGGCAGCCGATCAAAAAGCAACCGCTGGTAAAACTAGAGCCAGGGATTCAGAAAGATCCGCAGCCTCTTCCGATAAAGTCGGAGAAGGAAGAAATGCAAAAGGCGACGGAAGCAGAGTCGACTAAATCCAATCAACTACGATTTGCCTTTTTAGATAGATAAGTATAAAATTAAGCATATGAACATCGAAAAAAGTCAGTGGTCTTCTGACGGCCAAAACCTTCATTTATCTGTTCCTTTTACAAAAGTAAACAGGGAGAATAGAACCGTGTCTGGATTTGCAACTCTAGATAACGTAGACCAAACTGGTGACGTAGTAACAGCAGAGGCAAGCCTAAAAGCATTCGAAGCATTTAGAGGAAACCTCAGAGAAATGCATCAGCCACTTGCAGTAGGTAAGGTTGTTTCATTTAAGCCAGAGACTTACTACGATCAAAAATCAAAAGAATTTTACAACGGAGTTTACGTAACTTCATACATCTCAAAAGGCGCACAAGATACATGGGAGAAAGTTCTCGATGGAACACTTTCTGGATTTTCAATTGGCGGCAAGATTAAAGACTCAGACAACGAAATAAATAAAGTAACAGGAGAGTCTGTACGATTTATTAAAGACTACGACCTTGTAGAACTTTCAATTGTAGACTCACCAGCAAATGAAATGTGCAATATTATTTCAATAGAAAAAATGAATGGTCAACTTATTTTTAAAGGAATGGCAGCAGATGTTGTCACAGAAAATATTTTTTATTGCGAAGATAGCGACTCTGTTTTCATCTCAACAGACAAGACATACTCATCTCCAGTTACTGGTAAAGAGGCTACGCTAATTGGATGGGTTGAAAGCTCAGACATAAACAAATCAAAAGAGATAGATAAAGTTCTTGCTTCATTTAAGAAGTCAAGAGTTCCGTTGCCTGCAACACAAACAATCGCAAAACAGGCAAACGTACAAGGAGGTAATGAAGTGGAAAAACTAAACGTAAAAGCTGAAGATTCAGTAGTTGTAGAAGCAACACCAGTTGCAGAAGCACCAGCTGTCGAAGCAATCGTTGAAGAGACCATGGTTGAGACTAACGTCGAGGCCGTCGAAGATGCACCAGCTGCTCAAGCAGAAGATGCAGACTCTGCTTCTGTAGATGTCTTTAAGTCAGTAGACGCAGATGCGTCAGCTGCAGTTGAAGTACAAGAGCCTGATTTTGCAAAAATGTTAGTAGACCTAAAGGGATTCTTTGCAGATACTCTTAGCAAGGCTACAGAGGCAAATGCATTACAGGTTTCTGAAATCAAAGAAACTGTAGAGACTTTTAGCAAGGGCTTAAATGCTCAAATTACAGAATTAGCAGAAAAGCACAGCGCACTTAGTGCAGCTGTAACAGAAATAAAGGGCACCATTGATGGTGTTCAAAAGCGTGTAGATGCCGTAGAAGGCGATACAGCAATCAAGAAGTCCTCAGACCTTGGCGGGTCTGCGGTAGTAGCAACAAACAAATCAAAATGGAACGGTTCTTTCCTCGGTTCCGTAAACGAAATATTTAACTAGGGTAGGTGAAATAATATGAGTAATGAAACATTAGAGAAAGCAATCGCAGCTGGTACAACAGCTACAGGTACTTTCGCATCAACAACTGGTGGAGAAGGCATTCACACTGCGTCTGAAAATGGCAACGGTGGTCTTCTTAACCCAGAGCAATCAGCTCGTTTCCTAGACTATATGTTCGACGCAACCGTAATCGGAAAAGTCGCACGTACAGTTAGAATGAAGTCTGACACAACAGAAATTGATAGAGTCGGAGTAGGCGAGAAGCTTATGAAGCTCGCAACAGAAGGTGACAACACTGGCACAAACGCAGCAGTCACATTCTCAAAGATCTCTCTCACAACAAAGAAGCTACGTCTTGACTGGGAGCTCTCAACAGAGTCACTAGAAGACAATATCGAAGGTCCAGATCTAGAAGA